TCTTAAATACTATGATTCTATTTTTGTAGTAAGGAACAATAGCCGTAATCTGATCTCCGTCATCGCCGTTGACAACGATGCTGTTGGTCAAGTCCCATACCGAAGGATCAAGTATGTCAGATGCGTAAAGCGTGTTTCTATTCGCGCCAGAGCCAACTCCAAATAACCTATTCTCAGTATTTATCAGAATCCTTAAATTAGCTGGAGGAGGGCTAACTGTGGCGGTAGCCGTAGCTCCAGACCCATTCCCAATGATTGTAACGGTGGGTGCAGTTGCGTAACCAGAGCCACCAGTGACAACAGTAACTCCAGTAACAGCACCGCCAGCGACAAGCGTAATCAATTCTGGCATTGTGCCTCCAAGCGTTGGGCCAGTAATGATTGCTGTTGCGCTGGTATATCCAGTGCCACCAGTTGTTACTGTAATCGCCCTAACCTTGCCGCCCTGCCTTTCAACAGCAGTTCCATCCCAAAAATGTAAATCGCTATCTGAATCGCAAAGAAACATCTTGTCAACAAACTGTGCAAAAGATACTTCAATGTCTTCGGCCACGCTGTAGCCGTCACGCCATTGAACCTGCTCTGCTGTCCAGGTTACGTTTGTATTCGCCCATTCTTGATATCCAATATGAGGAGTTGCACTTCCGCTTGATTCAATGCTGTAAAATTTCCCGCCAGTAACAGTCAATAATTGCTGGTATGCGGATGTCTCGTAGTAGCGCATACCGCCAACGGATGTTACTGCGCTGGTTGCGCCAGTAGCAAAGCTTGTAGCCCCAACGCGAGTCTCAAGATTACCCTTTGGCGAAAGGGTCATGTTGTACAACTCTTGTACTTGGTTTTCTGCTAGTAGGTCAGATTGCAGACCGCTGGCTTGACCACCCGTAAAATTACGGATTCCGTCAAACGATAGAACATCGTCCAGATTATCCGAGTAGTAAGGCATATTGCCTCCTTTAAGCCGAGAACATCTCTTCTATGGTTAACTCGCCAAGACTTTGCGGAGTGATCTGCTTCACGCCTCCAACCTGGCTCAACTCATAGTTTGCCATAGCCGCAAGGTCAGAGTTAGCAGCCTGCGTGATAGCCTGCGCCTTGGCATACTGACGTTCACGCTCAAGTGCGTCAGAATGGGTCAAGGCCAAAACCAAGTGATGAACGTGGGGTAAGCGAAGCTCGTCATCCAGCGCGGCTTGGGATGGAGGAAAGTCAACAATGATGTTTGTGCGGGTAAGGCATTTTAGCTTCTCAACAACACGCAATGGGATTGTGCCAGATGTGGCAAGCCTTGGATAAAGGTTTAGCTCTGCAACGCCACTGCTGTTCCTGCCAGTAAAATGGTAGGTATCTGGATCTCCAGTACGCGCATCGTCAAGCAAGCCTGGGTCTTGGCTTACAATCGTTGCCAGGTCAATCGGGTCAACTTCGGTGTCATTGTAGGCAACCGAAAGAGGAGTCTCGACATTCGTACCTAGCGTGATCTGCCTATTTGTTCCAACAGAGTAGGTCGAGTTGGTTACAGTCTCGCGCCAGGGTGCAAAGTCCCATACCCGCCGATAGGCTAGGCTTGCGGCTTTCTGCAAGAATGTAAGCGTGTCCGAGTCGGTCTTGCCAACCTTCTCGCCTGCGTATTGGGCGATTTCAGTTAGGGTCATAACCGCTTATGGTTTGGCAGGCCAGACCACGCCTTCTGGGGTCAAAAAAGTTTGCGGAATATCTCTTAATTTTTTCCTGTAAGCCGCCCAAGCCATCTTATCTGCCGTGGAGTCTGAGAGTTGCGTCCAATCTGATTTTGACAGCAACCCATCTCTTTTTGCTCTGACATAAAACCATTGCTCATCAATAGTATATGGCTGCGGATAATTCTGGTAAATTTCAATGTCTGGAGTTCCGATAAAATCAATAACAACCTCATCTCTTGTATTTTTTTTGTAAAAGATTTGACCCCGAAAATCATCGGCATAAATCCAACCAGAACCATCAAAAACAACAGCTTTCCCAGCAATAGCAACTGGAGGCTTGATAGTGGTTGCATTTCTTGGAATTAGATAAGCCCCATCCAATGGGCTAGTCATAGCGATGGATTCGCCCAAGTATTCCCCGTTGTCTTCGTAATTGTATATTTTCATAATTAAAATTTCACGCACCACATAACATAAATGTTTGTCGGTCTTGTTTCATTTCCACCAGATAAGGCAGTTGCATTTTGTGCTTGTAACTGCGCTCCCGCTGGATAATCGTTCGGTCCAACACCCGCTTTTTGTGTGACAAAATTAAATGTGGCTGGTGCTGTGTGGTTGTGGCTTTTAATCTCGTCTACTTGTTTTGTTCCAACATTATCGCCCGTAGTTCCATCTCCACGATTTGTTCTCGTGGAACGATCTGGATCGGTTGCTTGGCCGCTGGCAAAACCGCGCAAAAATCTTCCTCGATAGTCTGGGATATTGAAAGTTGTTGATCCGTCGCCTGTCCCGTAGGTGGTTGAAAGAACCCCAAATAATGCGGCATAGGTTGTGCGATTGATTGCAGCTCCGTCACAATGCAGATAACCAGACGGAGCCGTGCCAGTCGTCCAAGCAATGATGCTTCCAACCTCAGTGCCGCTCACGGCGGAAGTTGAAACAGTTGTGACCCTTCCTTTAGCATCCACAACAATTTGCGGGATTACTGTGCTTGCACCATAAGTCCCAGCCGTCACCCCAGTAGTCCCCAGCGTGCCAGTGCCAGAGCTAATTGTAAAGTCACCAGCGAGAGTTGTGGATAGGTTGGTGATAGTTCCAGTAGTGCTGTTCAGCGTTGCAATCGTTCCGCTTGTTACAATTTCCGCTGTTGATGTAGTCGTTCCAGTTGTAAGGGTAGGAATTGTTCCAGTAGTAATCGTGGCAGCCGTTGATGTGGTTGTGCCAGCAGTAAGGTTGGGAATCGTTCCAGTAGTAATAGTTGCGCTGGTGCTAACTGTGCGATTGCCAGTTGCAGTACCATAGGTCAACGCACCAGTAAGGTTAAGGCTTGTATATGTTCCAACAGAAAAAGCGTCATCAACAAGATTCTGAACTGTTACCTTCCGTGGGGCTAGGGATGAGTCAACGCTGTCTGGTGCAATGAGTAAAAGATCAGCCGTACCAATCGTAGTAATCTCCTGCTGATTCTTAATGATCGCAGAGTTGACAAGCGCGGTATCAATTAGGTTATGCAGGCCAGCCGCAGTAACCGTACCGTTGGTTGAGAAGGTCTGCTGACGATTGATTATGTTTGCCATATTAAGCTGTAAACCTCAGTGCGGTTGCGAAGATTGTTCCTGCTGGGATTGTGCCAGTTGTTTGGGTGGAATTAAAGATTGTAAAGCGTAGCACGCCTGCCGCCTCCACCCTAAAGTCTTGCAGTAACCCAGCAGGCGTTGCTCCAGTTGTAGATCCAATTGAATTTACAGTGCCAATCACAATGTCTCCGAGAACAACTCCAGATGCCGCAAGCGTGCCAGTGCTAACATTCGATCCTGTTGTTGCGTGGTCAATATCAAGCACTGTACCGCCAGTATATGCTGCGGTTGCAAATGTTACCGCAGTTAGCTTCGGGCCACTCGCACCAACCTGGAGCGTGCCAGTAGTTCCTAGACCAGTATTGTTAATGGTCGTGGATGCAATTGTGCCTAGCGTGTTTGTGCCAGTAGAAGATGTGAAGCCAGTAGCGAATGTGGATACGCCAAGGATGTTTGGGATTGTGGCGGTGCTAATAGTGGCTGTGCTGATTGTTGCAGTGCTGATGGTCGCAGTGCTAATGGTGGCAGTGCTGATTGTTGACGTTCCAACGCTCTGCGTTCCTACGCTCAACGTGCCAATCGTAGCAGTGCCAGTAGAGGCAGTAATAGTTGACCCGAATGTAACTGGTCCTAAAAGACTGCTGTTGCTGGAAACAGTAAACGAACCTGTGCTACTTACTCCAGAGGTGGACAAGGATAACGCAGAAGATGTATCATCTCCATCAGTAATAACCTGCAAAGCACCATCAATTCCACCAGTAGTGAACGTCTTGAGAAGCTGCGCAAAGCTGCTACTAATGGTCTGTGTTCCAAGTGTGGGCATTTAGTCTCCTAGTTAGAAAGGCGGTTTTTGAGGACATCCCAGGCCATTGAGCCAGCAAGCCCTATTAGCCCAGCTACAGCCAGAACCTTGGTCCGAAGGTGTTCTAGCGCACCCAATCTATTAGCAACATCCCCGTGAAAAGCAAGTGACCTCTCTACCATAGCGTAAAGCTGAAGCTGACGTTCCTCCATTCTTGCAAGCCTAACTTCCATGCTCCAGACCTGCTCCTCACTCATGGCTTAGTAGCCCCTAGGTCAGATGCAGCACTCATGTCGCTATATCGTGGCAGGGCGTTGTTATCTTCGTGCTTTGGTGAGCAGGAACAGAGCAAAAGGGCGATGAGGAGGAGGGGCATTACGGCAATCCTAGCCCTTGGCCAAGGGTGGTTTTGTAGAGGGAATAAACATCAGAATTTAACTGTGTGCTTGGAGTTGCATTTATTTTTATGACAGCGGAAATCGTGCCGTTAAAATATCCCCCAAACAAGGGGAAAGCCCCAATTCGGCAATTCAGTCCAATCTTATTTAGTGTATTATTTAACGCAAAAGATGTGACTGTTCCACCATTCTTGCCCCTAAATCCAAGCGTTGTATTGCCCTGAAACAACGATTTCCAACTTGTATCAGATGCGGCAATAGTTGTATCCGTAAAAGCCATTGTAGCTTGATCGTTTCCAGTTGCTCCCGCTTTTAGGTGATAATAAGAAACTGTTGCGTTCGCAACATCCCCTTGCCCAATAATAACTCCACCAGTTCCTCCGTTTGGCTTTAAGAACCCCAAAAATGATTCTGCTGAATTTCCCGTACTAAAAGTGTTATCTGCAAGTGTTATGAAATCATTACTTCCATCAAATACAATTCCATCAGTACCCCAGGTCGGCCCATTGGTCAGCGTACCATTAAAAGTCCCCAACCCCCCCAAGCTATACGCAGTCGTTCCAGTTCCAGCGTTCTGCGATGAACGCAGAGGCCAACAGAGCATGCTATTGTAAAGACCAAGATTCTTAACGCCCTTAACAAATGCGTTAATCTGCGCCTTTGCGGTTGCGCTTGTCACGCCTGCTCTGGAAAAGTAGTTTATGGCATCTTTGTCATAAACCGCTGCTTTCGAGTTATTCGGAGACAGCAATAATCCGTTTTGTGGCATAAAATTAAAATGCAATCAAACGCTCGGGGTTGAACCTTGCGTGTTGACTGCTTATACAATTAACCAGCTATATAGCCAATTACAGTGCCAGTTCCAGCCGTGTAGCTGTTAAACTCACCGTAAATGATATTGCCTGCGCCAATCGTAACGCCCGTCAGAGTACCATCATATTTACCGCTAATTGCGCTAAACGTGGTATCTGAGAGCATCTGAATGGCCCAATAGCCAGCAGTAGCTGTTCCTTGTGTCCCTACGGAAAATCCGTATTGACCTTGGAATTTATCTAATGCGCGGGACATTAGCTATGCAGGGCAATCCGATAGGATGTGCCGTTAAGAGTCACGTTCAAGGACGCAGGGGCGGTTGCAACTGTGTTGA